ACTGATAATCTCTCGGCTCCATCGGAAGTGATAGAGCGTTCGCAAGATTCTTTGTGTCAATCGGGTAGACTTCCTTTTCTTCATCGAGGTACTCGCACGTGTAGTTGATATCCTTGCAAAACTTTTTGATATATGGCACTAAACCGAGATAGATTTGTTTGGTCTTTAGGCTGAACAGCCTGATTTTGCCATCCCAGTATTTATTCTTGTACTCTGGTGAAAACCTTGCATTCGGCACTGAAAAAGTAAAAAAGTCGGAGATTTCTTGTAGAATGGAATCTTCGGCAGTGATTCGAACATATACATTATTTATTTTTTCAATCGTCACATCACACATCAACGAGCGCCCTGAATAAACCGTTCCCAATCCATATGAGCCTTCAATTGATACGTGCGTGACTGCAGTTCCTTCATAACCGCTTCACAGAATCTGGACGATTCTTCGTGATAGGCTTTCTTTTGTTTGAGTTTACTTAAATCTTCGTCACCATCAATGTAAACGGAGATGTCTGATTTCAACGTGAAGCGAAATGGTTCCCAACCGAGTTCTTGCAACTTGGTTTGGTCCATTTTGCCATTGTAATACTCCCATTTGAGTTTCTTGAATTTGTTCAACTCCATCTCCACCCTTTTGGCGGCGAGATTGTGGAGCGACAAATATTTATTGTACTTGTTGTGTAGGATTGGGATTCTGAGGATTTCGCGGCCAGGGTCCGTGATGTCGATTTCGGAATCCTTTTCCCATTGTTCCATTAATTGTTCGAGTGGTGGTGTCTGCATATAAAATTTAATTTCAAAGTTACCAACAAACGATTATACAACTAATTGATAATTAAAGCAAACTTTACCTTGACAGTGTGGAAAAGTTTGACAAAGGTTTGACAGACCCGTACAATAAGTATGTGGCTCCGTTAAGCAATTCTTCATGAAGATTCATAACAAAACTTAACAGGATTTAAGATCCCCGAGAGTTCTTAAATCCTTTCGTAGTTGTAGTACGAAAACCTAAAAGTCGCATCAGCGACGATAATATTCTCCGCCGTATCACTGGCGCTAAAAACAATCGATCCAACGCTGGTTGGAAATAGATCAATCAACTTCACTCGAAAGTTTGGATTGTTCTTGTTCGTGTATATCGTCAGGATGGCGTCTGAATATGGTTTAGGGATCGTCGAAGAAAGAGTGCGAATGTTACCCGCTTTCGTATCCCTTGCTAGTTTTAAATACTCATCGAAATTGGTAGGGAATGTGATGTTGCGGATCCAGTCGTGGAGTTGAGTCCATGCGTAAAGATCCTCATCGACCAGAAACGTGATGTTTAAAGTGTCGTAGATGGCTTTTTCGCCAGGGTAGAATAGATCGACGAATGGAGTTGCAACTGGGAACTCCGACAACGAAATCCCTGGCAAATTCGCAGACTGACAAAAATACGTCACCCCTGGCAACCTATCAAATGTCACTCTGAATTTTGTGCTTTGTAGTAAGTCCGTGTTACTCGGATTTCGTGTCGTTACTGTCATTTTACTTCTTCAATTGACCCAGATTATGCCAAACGACCCAAGTGTAAACTGCACACATAATTGCTGTAGCCCACCAAATATTTGCAGCCGCGAAACACCAAATAATTAAAACTTTGGTCGCGACAAATGTGGCAAGTACTCCAATTTTATCGAACAAAAAATTCATCACGGGGTTCAATTCTTTGCCACCCTTCTCTAAGATATTGATCGTGGTGATAGCGTCCCCAAATTGAAGCAGCACAAGTAAAGTCAAAAACGTTGTTGCTAGATCCATGTTCAGTGTCCTATGCCTTTGGATATATTTAGACAATAAAAAAGGGGGGCTTTTCAGCCCCCCTCAGTTTCTTTAGCCTCTTGTATTTATTATCAATTCGGCAAAGAGTTTATCAACGTCAGATTACTGGTTGATGTTTAGGACTTGGAACTTACGGTAATAAACGTTTGTACCAGTTGTAATTGCACCAGTTCCTGCTGTTGTAGCGAATGGATTTGCAACTAGACCGTAACGAGTCTTGAATCCAACCTTTGGTTGGTAAGTCGTTGGATCAATTGCACGTACCATCTGTAGAGGAACGTATGGGCAGTAGAACAAGCCAGCGTCATAAGGTGTATTACCTTTATAACCAACAACAACGTAATCGCTACCCTGTACAGAGTATGGGTCAACGAATACCTTAACACGACCGAATAGCGTACCAGCAAATGTATTGCCTGTATCGTCAACGGCTAGGTTGGTGTTGTTCGATAGTGCTGAGTTGTAGTCCAATAGACCAGTCATTGCAAGAGCAGATGCAACATCGGTTGAAACGATGAGCATGTTACCCTTACCACGACGAGTGTCCTTGGCAATCTTGTTACATGCACGTTCAATTGCGAATAATAGGCTCTTGTACTTTTCTACCTGCCAGCGACCGCTTGTATCAGCAGTGCTTGATAGGTTGAAAGTTGCAGTTGCAAGACTTACTACACCGACGTTAGCAGAACCGTAGATTGTACGGATAACTTCGCGGTTGATTTCAGCAAGAATTTCAGTTGACAAAATGTTTGTCAATTCTGTTTCTGCGTCTAGACCATGAATTGCCTTGAGATCTTGTGCAAGTTCAAGGGTGTATGCTGCTTGCAAGCCGCGTGTTCTTGCTGTAACAGCAACACGATCAATCTGGAAGCCCATATATGCCATGGTTAGATCTTCAGAAGCAGCCGTAGTTACACCAACGCCAGTGTTTGCCATTGTCATAGCAGCAACGTTCTGGCTGAGTGTTGTAACAGCGTTAGCAACTGTATCGCTTGCAGTACCAGCGAACACGGTGTTTGCTTCTTGGAACAACGCTTCACCTACTGACGCAGTTGTGTTAGCGTAGACTGAACGCATTGCGAAGATCAAGCCTGTTGGACCAGTCATTGGCTGAACGCCGCAAACATCGTAAGCCATTAGGTTAGGGAGCGCACGGCGAACCAATCCGATTAGAATTGGGTCAAAGCCAGCAACAGCCGCACCAGATGCGTTACCCAAGCCGTTAATACCAGCACCCATGGAAGGCTGTGGCGCTTCCCATAGATTCTGCATCGAACGGTTTTCTTCAACTAGGGCACGTTCTTGGTTTTCAAGAACTAGAGCAGTAACAGCACGCTTGTATTGGTCTGTAATCGCTGGGAGTTCTGGATGATCAAGAACTGGTGCCCACTTCTTTGCATATGTTTCGTTAATATACATTTAGTGATACCTCAGTTAATTATGCCTTTGGGGCAGTTTTTGAAATTGATTGAACATAACGAGCCATTATCGAATTAGTAACTTCTGCTACTTCAGGTGCTTCAATAGTTCTTTCTTGAAGTACCTTGACCTCACTCTTCACATTTGTTTTATTTGGGAAGTAGTTCTCGCGTAGAACTGCGAGTTTATTATCAAAATCACCATCTGTGGTGAACTCCACGCCCTCTGCGAGCGATTTCAGTTTTCCAGCCTGTACTGCGGTTAGACCTTCGCACATGCTGTCAATTGCTTTAGCCTTCTTAATTTTCTTAAGTTCGCTTAGTATAGATTCTTTTTCGGTTGCTTTCGATGCAATGGCTTCTTCGAGTTCAACGACGCGAGTAGCCAATTCCTCAGTAACATTAACCTTTTCTTCTGGAATTTCCATGTAGTGTTCTACAAAGAGATTCTTCAATCCATTGATAAAGTCTTCGGCAAGTTCAGCGCGTAGACCAGTTTCAATGGCGATTTCGTTTTCTTTGACCCACTCTTCAACAACGTAGTTGAGATACTCGTCAACCTGCTCTGAAAGTTCTGTCTTGATTTCACCAATAGCAGCGTCAAGAACTTTATCATTCTCGGAAACGACTTCATCAACGATCTGCTCAACGCGAGACTGGACAGCCGATTCAAAAATCAGCGTTGCCTTGACACGGAAATCTTCAGATAGTGATTCGCCGTTGAACAATGCATCAACATCTTCTCTCATCGAACCACGATACTTTGCGATCAGATCTTTCTTCATACCTTCCATGAAAGACTCTTCGTTTACTTCTTCGCCGTCTTCGCCGTCTTCGTCGTCTTCGTCGTCTTCAGATTCTTCGGCAATGTTCATCGCACCGATCTTTTGACCTGGCTTCAATAGAGCCTTGGCGCGTGTCTCTTCTGGGCTTTGTGTGCCACCATCTTCCATTTCGCCTTCGTCTTCAGCATCGGCTGCGCTAACTTCTAATGAATTGATTTCAAGTGCGCCATCCTGACCGATTTTTACATCAGACCCTGGATAAATCTTCTTTGGTTCTGCGGGAACCCCAGGAAGCCCTGGCTTCACCGCTTGAGTTGCGGCTTTAGCAGCATCAACACCGACGCTCTTATCTACGTCTTTCTGACCCTGCCATGGACCGCCAGAATAATCATCTTCTGGTGTTGCTCCACCGAGATCCTGCATGTCTGCGCCCAATGACATCATTGGTTCTTTGTTGTTTGCTGCCATTGATGCTCTTAAAATTTCAGCAGCGGATTCTGATAATGTTTTAGCCATTTTTTTTAACTCCTGAAGAGATAATGTTATTTATAAAAGTTATAGTTTTGACAAAAAATTCTCAAAGATCTTTAGAGAAATTTCGTCAATTTGTTTTTGCTTTGCGCTTTTGATTTGGTTGTAATAAGCGTTGACATCCATTTCTTTGACAACACCATTATCCCAAACCCACTCTTTTCCTTCCATAATACCCTGCACAAACGCCCCTGGCGCAGACGGATCTGCGACAATATCAGCCGCTGTGGCTAGATAATAATCATCTTGAACAACGTTGATACCGTTCATGTTTTTTAATGAACCCATACCACGTGATGAAACACCGAGAGTTGCACCACCTTCCATAAGAGACTTGGCGATTTTACCCATCGGTGTTTCAAGAATTTTTGCTTTACCTTCAAAAATATTACCATTTTGTGTGAGACTGGTAATAAGATGAGAAACGCGATCTAAATTGATAGATGGTGTATCTGGATGACCTAGTTCACCAAATGCACGATTTTTACAAATGTATTCCTCGTTATAGCGAGTTACTTCTTTAAGAAGAACATTGACGGGATATGTGCGCTGGTTACGGTTTGCGGTCTCAGCAACTAGAAATGGTCCCTGAATGTAAAGGGTTTTGACACCGTTTTTTTCTTCGGTGATAACCTTAACTTCTTCTATCGTTTCTGTGATTAACTTCATCTAAAAGTCCTCTTATCATCGATTAATTCTTGAGTTCCAGTCTCATGCGCTCGCGATTGTATCCGCCGCCCACCATTAATGGTTCATCATCATCTTTCGTATTATCTCGGGCAACACCCAATATTTCTGCTCGATCTTTGAATGTTATTGTTGGATGATAAAGGGCTTCCCTTCGAACCGTTTCGTCACTATCTTTCAGTGCAATGTCCACATGTTTTCTGGTTGACTTTGGATTTTGAAGTGCTGCTACTTTAACGTAAGTGTGTTCTGCTGGGTTTCGAAGGATTGATTCAATCTGTTCATCGGTTGCATTTTTATGTGCAGCCGCTTTTTCACGATTAGGCCAACTTTCATCATGTTTTAATACGTGATCGATATGCTCTGGTGTTGCGTTTGGATGCCTAATCGCCGTTGATCGAACAAATTCATCCTTATCTTTTAACCCTTGGGTGATGTGTTCTGGTGTCACTTGTGGTTGTACAAGTGCTCTGGATCGAACCCACGAATCTCTATCTTTCAATGCCGTTGAGATATGTTCTGACGTTGCTTTTGGATGTGCAACTGCACCCGATCGAACCCACGCATCTTCATCCTTCAATGCTTGAGTGATGTGGTCTTCCGTCGCATTTGGATGCGTGATGGCTTCTTGGCGAATATCTGGATCTTCGTCAGTCAATGCTTGGGTGATGTGTTCGGGTTTTACATCGGGGTGTCTAATTGCCGCTGATCGTATTTGCTTACTACCATTTTTTAATGCACCTGTAATATCACTGGCGTTCATATTAGGATTAACAGCCGTATGGAAGTCTAAATCGTCGTAAACATTTTTATTAATTTTATAGACTCTATCATTTGGTGATTTTGAAGATAATTCTTTTGATACATCTAGTACCGCTTTTTTAAATGCGGGATGCTTGACGCCATATTCCGAATTTAAAACGTGAATGGTGTGTGATCCATTGTGGTAAGGCTGTAATGTTGCTCTATAGATTTCTTTTCCATCATGATCGTGTCCGAAAACTACGACCGTTCCATTCCCAACCTCATTTTCCAAATATTCACGATGCATCCCAGATGTAATGTTCTTACAACTCAGCGAAGCCCATGAATGCCCGTTCGGGTGGTCTTCATTTGGTTCTGGGTTGGTTTGCCCAAACACCTCAGTCCCACGATGGACACTAATCTTCATAGATTCAACTGCTTTTGCACCAGACCTAGTGCTATCAGAAACAAACTGTTTCTGTAAATCAGGATCTTTGATTAGTTTACTGAGACGAGTTTTTCGACCGTATTTATCAACTGCCAGTCCAGCCTTATAGTCATCTGGTTCTATAGTTCGACCTAAATGATCTTCAACTTTTTTATGAATTTCAGATTTACTAAAATTAGTGTCCTCAACATCTCGCACAATTTTGTCATTTCCAACACCAAAAAAGTGATCCGTCGCTTGTCTAGCGTCTGCATTCATTTGAACGCCCGAATGCTCTGCACGCTGTTTAGGCGTTAAATACTCCAATAAATTTGCCTTCATTTGTTTAAGGGGTTTCATGATTACAAACCTAATGATTTACGCTTTCTTAGCGAACGGCTTCTTTTAATAATTGATCTAGCCATTTTGGCTTTTCTTTTGATCTTACCTTTTCTTTGAGCAATTTTTCTTCGCATTTTTTCGGCAGAAGTCATGCGAGTAAGTTTGCCGCCTCTTATCGTGTATCCCTTTACCGCAGAAACGACTTTTCTTCTTTGAACCTTACCGCCACGTATTCTTGCCTTAACAAGTTTTTTCCTGCCCATTTTCTGGACATTGGCTTCAGATATGATCTGTCGAATTGTGTCGGAAATTGCGCTCATCGGTTTTCTGGTCTTTTTGCGTGTCTTCTAGCAAAAGATAACAATCTCTTGAGTTTTGCTGGGTCTGTAATATGGCGCATTAAAGCCTTTCGATTTTTATTATTTAATGCACCATGTAATGTTGTTATGTGCCCCAATTGTTCGGGAGTTAATGATATGTACTTCAAACCATTTCCAACTGAAGCCTTACCTTCATTCATCTGGGCCATTATATTTGAACCATCTTCAGAGTAAGGGACTGTAAACTTCAATCCCAATCTATCATTCACATAAAGAGCGACTTTTTGGCCGTCGGGGAAAACCCTTATGGCAGTTCTTTTTATGATAAGAGTGGTGGGTAGATCTCGATCTCGTTGCTCGTTGATTTCTTCTCTAAACAGATTTTTATTTTTATGAGCCGCCTCTGCCGCTGCCTCCAAAGATGCATCAACATATCGATCATAATGATCCCTTACGCTAGGTGGTAAATTGTTTGGATTAGGATTTCTTTGTAATCTACGAAGCGCCCTTTCAACTTTTAAAGGATCTACGCCAATTAATTTCGCAAGTGTACGATCAACATAAACGTCGTTAGAAACTCCGTTGTTGTTTTGTTTTTCTGCTAAATTTTGTCTAACTTGGCGAAAGTTCATTTGAATTTATGATGTTTATGTTCTTCTTGAGATTGGTAATTCATCATTATCAATTCTAGGATTATCGACTGGTTCAAGGTTGCCAACTTTTCTTCTAAGATTTTTAGTGTCTTGTGCAAGATTTTTAGCGACTCGGTTGCGGCGGGCTTGTTCCCACCCCTTTTTCCAGAGATGAGACGCCATTGAACCATTTTCGTATGGATTAGCAGACTTGGGTTCACCGTTGTTGTGAGCCTTACCCCCATTCTCATAAAATCTGCCAGATTCATCCACCCGCTCGACTTCTTCGTGGATTGTTTCAGAAGGAGCGATCAGAGTTGATGCAACTTCAACTTTTTTGACCTCAAGGGCATCAGAAACTTTGGTTGCTAGAGCAGCATTGAACGCTGCCATAAACGATTCTTTATCGCCCGCTAGGACGGCGTCAACGATATTGATTTGTGGACTCATGTTTTCCATTTGTAAACCCTCGAAGGTTGAATTATAGTTTATTTAGTAAATTGCTTTTTGTATTGATCATTAATATCGGGCGCGGCTGGCTCTGCACCCCCTTGTTGCTTCATCATCTGAGCCTCCGCTGCGGCTTGTTCTTCAGCCTCAACATCTAACTCTTCTTGCATACGCTCAATACCTTCTTCATCAAAGTGAAGAACTTGTTTCTTTACCCATGCTTTAGAGAAATAAACGCCAATATAAGGATCAAGTTGCTGCAACAATTGCAGTCTTGTAGCCATCAACTCAGATTCTTTGAGTTCTGCAAAATTGTTATCTTTGAGAAAATCGTAATAAATCTTTTCTTTTAATTGATTCCACTCTTCGATAGAGCAGACGCCCTTAAGAGCAAGTTGGCGTTGCATCAACTCATCAAATAGAATGCTGAATTTTGATCTTAGACGCTCAACAAATTTGTTGAACTTCAACTCATCGCGAGTAATTTCATTAGTGCGCCCCAAACTAAATGCTTGGTTAGGCACCAATCTAGATGTGGGAACGTTCAGACTCTTGTATAGTTTTTCTTCAAAATAACGAACGTCAGCCAACTCTCCGAGGTTTTCACCAGCGGGCAGTGTAGTGATTTCAGTTGCCTTGCCTTCACCGCGACGAGGAATCCAAAAGTCTTCCATCATTGACATGAACTTACGGTCGTCTTTGACTTCACCCGTAGATGAATCATAGACAACTTTGTTTCTAAACTTCGTCATGATGTCGCGTAGGTACTGCTCTGCCTTAATCTTAGGCATGTTACCCACATCGATATAGAATACTCGACGTTCTGGAGCACGACTTAAACGATAGATAACGATGGCATCCTCAACCATGCGCAACTGATTGAGTGGCTTGATTGATTTGTGTAGGTATGAAAGAACTGTGTTCTTTTTAGGATCCAGAATGCCAGAATTGACGTTCACAATAGCATCAACGGCAATCTTAACAGACGAATCAGATACCGAGGTTATGAGGGTTTGACCTTGGGTCGATGCTTTGTCGTTATAGACATAGAATTCTGAAATCCCATCGACAACTTCAACCCCCGTTCTAGGGTCTTTTTTCTTGTTTACGATCTTGACCTTTTTGATCTTTCTAGGATCAATATAAAGCAGTTCTTGAATACCCAGATTTGGTTGCGCTTCGTCAATCAATACTTGATAAAACACTCTACCGTCGATGTACCAATTTTTAAAAATATCTGATCCGTTGTTTGAAAAGTCCAATTTTTTGAGGACGGTCGCAAACTCTTCGCGGATCATCTCTTTGATATTGTCGGGTAATTGCAAGTCATCCAAAATGATGGTGACCGATTTACCCGTAACATCATGAACGATAGATTCGTTGACGATTTCATCAATCGCAGTTTCAAGTTCGGGTTGCATCGCCATTTCGCGGTATCGCGTAATGAGATCGACCTCATTTTTAAAACTTGCTTCTAGATCGAGATACGTGCCAAAGTAACCACCAGATGTGATGTTAATAGCACCATCATCTGTTAGTGGGGGGGTTATCTGCGGCTGAATTTGGACATCATCTTCCTTCTTACGGAAGATTTCAAATCCAAAAAGATTAATACTTGCCATGCGGTATCCTCATAATATAAACGAATAAATTAAAATACGCCTTCTGGCACCGCTTCCCACCATTGATATGCAAATGTTACGGTATATTCTTCGATGGCGTCATTGTTACCCCAATCAAGTTCGATTGGTGATACGTCTGTTGGGAACATGCCAATGAATTTGTATGACTTGATGACATTCCCCCGCTTGCCATAATGCTTAACGGTAGCATCGACACCATATGATGTCGGTCCACCCGCTGCTGCAACACGAATATTGCCGCGATGCGTATTCATAGCATTTAACCAGCGTTCCATGGCATTTCGAACAACGAAATCTTCGTCGTTGATGATGTTCACAGTCCAATCGACAAATGATCTGTTGCCCGCAAATTTGAGTTCACGGCCAAAATATTGAACTGGGACCGTCCCCACTGTTGACCCTGGCAACTGCGCCGACTTGCACTGGAATTGAATTTTCCTGCTAGCATTTGCTGGTGAAGAAAATGCTGGAAAATTCATTTCAATGTCAAACAGGTTGGCGCGAGCGCCATCAAACTGCATTTGCGAACGAAATTCAGATACGTTAAAAGCCATTTTTATCTCCTGACTTTATCTAAATGTATTTATTAGAATCGTCCAACGACTTCTTCAAACGCCACGCCGCTTCTTACCGCAACGAAGTTCAATTGAATAAAGTTGACGCTTCTTGCTGGCTTGATGTATATGTCGCCCACAAACTCGTTACGATCAAGGACACCCGCCGTATTGTTTGTTTCATCACAGACCACACGGAAATCGTAGATGCCTCGACGACCCTGAACGTCTCTCAAGAACGGCTCAACCAAGGCAACAAATTGTGCTCTGGTGAATTCGTCGTTGATTTCAAAGAGACTTGCTCTTGATGCTCTAGAAATTGCCTTTTCAAGAACAATAAACAGACGACGAACGTTGATTCTATCGAACGCGCTAGGCTTGTTTTGCAGTGTCTTATCGCCGTAGAGTATGGTTCCTTCGCCAGGGAATGAGACTACTGGGTTGATGCCATTCTTATATAGAGAGTCTCTAATGCCAGTTTGGGCTGGGTTGAATGACAGTTTAACCAAGTTGCGAATCTGACCGCGATTTACACCCGCTGGTGAGAACCACGGATCTCGCTGTAGATCTGTACGAACGCATAGACCAGCGATATCAGCATTCAATGGAACCCAACGGTATACGTCGTTGTACTTATCGTACTGATACTTCCAACCCGAATCCATTACACCATATGAATCACCATTGTTTAACAGGTTTCTGTATGAAATGATGTCATTGAGTTTTGACGACGACGTTACAGCCGCCGCATAACTCGGTGAAACGAATGCCACGCAGTCTTTTCTTGTTGATGCTACGCTCAAGTACTCATCTGCAACTTCTCTGCCGTTGATCGATGAGTTTGCACTCACGAAGCAGTCTCCAGAGAAGATCAATGAGATGTCGATTTCTTCTTTGTTCTTGAACAGATCGATAGCGGTGAGCATATTTCCTTGGCTAGGAATACCATCTGCACCATTACCTAGTGAATAGGTGGTGTTGGCTGGTACTGGTGACCAGAATCCACCAGAAGTGTTAGCCTGAATAGTTGTGTTACCCCACGCTGAAGTTGTGTTTGAGTTTAATGTATGACCCAACCAGTGGACATATTTCGAATTGCGGAATATCACTTCTTTGTAATAAATGGTTGCGCCGTCAGAACCTTTGGCATCAGACGCCTTTGATAGGTTAGAGTAGCGTTCTAGGACTGTATTTGCTACACCAGTGATTGCGCCATCTTCGTCAACAACCACCATGTGCAATTCATCGTTTAGGCTGGAATTGTTGGTGATTGATTGAGCATATTCAGAAGTTGTTGGAGCGGAATCAAAGTATGAAGAGTATGCCCAAGTTGCAAACTGTGAGGTATTACCACAAACGGATACCTTGAGCGAATTACCTAGAGCACCAACATATCGCGCAACCCACGCTGCTTGAGAATTTGCAGAATTGTAGACACCGTTGAAGTATTCTTGGTCGTTTGCAATGGTGGCATAGTTCTGACGAGTTACGCCAGAAGACACCGAAATGTCTGGATCAGATACGCTAAAGTTTGATGTGACGATGAAACTGTTTGCGTTTGTAACAGAAGAAACAACACGTGAAACTCCATTCACGGTTACAGTATCCCCAGCAATCAACAGGTTATACCCAGCATTAGTTGATGCTGGTAGAGATGCAGTGTTTACACTAACGACTGCGGAATTACTTGAAATATTAGCAGTACCATTAAATGTTAGAGTGACTGTGCTGCTTTGTGGACCGACAGCGTTGTTAGAAGAATTGATACCGCCCGCTGAACTAATGACGCGGACAACTCTGAGGTCATTGCCGTAGGACAAGAAGTTAGCGGCAGACATGAACGATACTGCTGTATTATTATCTGGTTCGAAGAACTTTTCGACGAGTTCAACTTCGCTGGAAACTTGGACTACCGTATCTGCTGGACCCCAACGGAAAACGCCAGCAGTTGCACCAGTTGAGGTGCCTACCGCTGGAGCGGTTGTAGTTAAATCAAATTCAGAAGTATTGACACCTGGGGAATTTTGAAACGCCATGTTTTTGCTCCCATGTATGGAGAATGAGAAAATCTATTACTTATTTAGTAAAACACGGTTTTTAGTCAATTGACGGTCTTCCAGATAACCCCATCTGATACAAATCCCCTATCCTGATCGACATCCAAGTGCCCAGCCAAGAATGTAGGCAACTGCTCTTCCTCAATCTGCTTCATCTGCTGCTCATGCAGTTTTTGTTTGATATTAGTATCAGTCAATTCTGCAAAGAAACTTTGACCCGACATCCATCCAAATAGAACCAATGTCATAACCAAATCGTCATGAGAGCCTTCTTCGGCTTCATAAGACCCCTTTTTAGCGATAAAGGTTGACAACTCGGCTATCGTATCGAAGTCTTGGATTAACAATTTTTGACCTTCGATCAGGTTCTTGATCAAAGAACATCCCAACCTTTTTACGGACTTGGTAGTTCTGACACCCCTATCCGACTTGTTTCCGTAACCCCAAGTCAGAGAAATTCTGCCCTTGATCTCTACGGTGGATAGAATGTTTTCGTATTCATAATCATCGAATAGAGAATCGACGATCTGCTGTCCATTGTCATTAATTTCAACCAGAGCGAATGCTTCGTTGTAGTATGTTCCGATTCGTTTAATGATGCTCGGATATACCAACGGGCTGATGTTGTTATCTTTGTATGTGCAAACTTGGCGATAAGGTAACGTTGTGACATCTATGACGCTGAATGCGGAATAGTCCAGCCCTTTACCTCTACTTGTATCCACTACGATACAATAATTATGTTTTTCTATAGGGGCTTCGTATATTTTAATTCCATTTTCAGACTTGTGTAATGGTTCGACAAATGCCAAAGATTTGAGAGCCGCAGCGGATAACAAAGTCCCCGCTGACCCCATAAACTCGCATTCCATTTCTTGTAAGAACTTTTCTTCACCCAGAACCCTGCGTTGGTCGTCAGCCCACTTCTGATCTCGCCCTGGAACCTGTCGCCAGTTGGCTTCTATAAATTTGAACCCATTTCTACCCTCAACCGCTTCCGTCCACATTCTGTAAAAGTGGTTCATACCATTTGGCGTTGAGGAAACAAGGATCTTTGATTGTGTACCAGAAGAAATAGTTGGGTAGACGGATGTAAAAAATTCTTCGGCAATGTTGCTCGGGACGAATGCAAACTCATCGAGGTACAGCAAAGAAATAGAATAACCACGGATGGCGCTAGAAGCAGTAGAAGTTGCCATGACGCGGCAGTTGTTCTCCAGTTCGATATCACCCTTGTTCCAAGTTTTAACGCCCTGCTGCAACCACATCGGTAATGCTTCATAAGCAATCTTGATGCGGTTTAGGATTTCACGGGCAGTTGGAGCCTTGTTAGCCAGAATGGCAACAAATTTGTCTTCATTGAAAAGAATATACCAAAGGATATAACCAACAACCATCGTGGTCTTACCAACCTGACGCCCCGCTTTTACAACTACTTGTCGATTTTCATTGATATCTTTAACCGCTTGTTTCTGAAACGGGTATAGAGAAATTTTAACAAAACCGTGATCTAGTGTAATAACCTTGACATAGTTTTCAATAAAATAAGTCGGATCTTTTGAACACTTTACATACTCACGAACTTGTTCTTCTGTGAGTTCAATTTCGGTGTTAATTCTTTTTAATTTGGGATTCCCCAAATAATGTTTGATTCGTTTAGCCAAATTCATATTAGTCTTCAACTGGCTCCAAGTGATGAATTATTCGGTTTATTGTTTCATACCGATAGTTTTCTGTTAATTGATTTTCACCGATTTTTTTAAATTTTTGTCCTCTCGCCAGAACGACTTCATGTTCATCAGCATTAACGCGGAATTTATTAGCAATATATCTACCTTTACTATATCCTTTCGGTAAATGAAATTGTATGTAATGTGCGTTGTATGTGATATGATCGTTCGATTCACTTTCTCTAATAAGTGATGAAAATTTTCTAGCGACATCGTGATCTAGTGATGTTGAAATATAACAAGGCGATTCAACATGATCGCCGACTTTTGTTTTACTCAAAACGTGCGCAATACTTGTACCTAAACCTGAATATGTTTTAATTGGTTTTTTGAGAGCGTTTTTAGGATTTGTTGTAATTTGATCTAAGACGGTAATATGTTTTCTTAGACCAGATGAATCTATATCTTTATTTTCAATTAATGATTTATTTAAGTATTTAGAGTTGCGAGTAAAATTTTGAACTTCCAATTGGTGATTACCACTCGGATCTTCTCTAATCTCTTTTGACATTAATTTTGCGTGGGGAACCAAAGACGATATATTATCGTTCAATTCTTCTAGACTGGCTTTATTGTGTTTAAGAGCAAAGTCTTCCTTTAAGCCTTCACAAACTTTGCTCTCGCTTTCTTTTGAAAATGGATCGTGGTTTTTATCTTTTCCGCTTCGGTAGTGCGCAAAGAACTTGTGGATCTTTTTTTTCTTTTTATTTTTTGCTTCAGCCAAAAAATTTTTAAATGTTTTCATTCTTCAGCCTCTTTAACAACTCTGCTGTGCTTCCAATGAACACAGCCTTGTCAACCGAAATTGATGGGGATGCTGGATTGTCGCCAGCAGCAGCATCTTGTTTTTTCAGCAGATCCTTCTTGTCTTTCTGCAGTTTTAGAAGTTTGTCTAGGTTTTCAGATTGAGTTTTCATCAACTGTCCGAGAACTTCGAATGCTCTCGGGTGCATGCTTTCTCTTGCGATGTCTGAGATATTCTCGATTGTATCGTTGCCCTTTTCAATCAGGCTATACAGATTTCTTCTTGCGTAATCGGCATCGTCGAGAATGTCTGCCTCAGAGGAGGTTGATTCTGGGACTTCAACGATATTTCTTGTTTCGTCTGGAACAGTGATCACTTCAGTGTTCAGAATTTCTGCTAGATTTTTATCTACGTGGCTTGTCATGGTAAGTTTGGATATTCATAAATTGTTTCAGTGAATCCGAAATCATCATTTGCATTAGCACTCAATGGATCTGGTTCGACGGTCAGAGTTATGACTTTATTGACTGAATCGTCGAATGAAGATACCAAGTAGTTTGCATTGGTAACCACACCCCTCAAATTAGCATTAGGGGTTATATTCCCATTCACATCATAGACGATGAGATTGTTTGAAGTTGAATCCCACGCCTTTACAAAAGCGGTGACGTTGGAGGTTTCTAGAGTTTTGCCTTGATAGACCAACTCACCAATTTTATAGTCACCGCTACCCGAAGATACAGATATTCTTTGTTCTATCTCAACACCAGAAGTATCGACGTATGTGTTTGCAATAGTCTTTCTGATGAGTTTGCTGTTTCCATCCGAAGTTATCGGACCAAACAAATATCCCTGCATCAAAAAGGTGAGATTCCAGTTTATAACACGAGTTTCTTGAGGTGAACCCGTATCATTCATCATCTGTGAACTGACCGTCTGCAAAACGATTGGAATGTCAATAGGATTTCCAACATCTACCAAATCAACAGTAACTGTGTAGTCTGGGTTGAAATAAGGCAATATCTGTTCAATTATTTGAGTGCCATCTTCTGTGTTTCTGACGTATATGCCCAAGTTGAAGTTGAAGTTGTATGGTGTTTTGTATGCTGATCTGACTGTATTGGTTGTAGACCCGCCAAATTCATTTAAAAACAGTGAACGTTTTCTTAATGGATCATAGTTGATAGATTCCAATTCAAAATACATTCTAGGCAAAGTCATCTGTACTTCTTTGAAGAGATCTGGATCTTGAGTGGTACGGGTGTAGAATTTTTCCTTACCCGAATAACTCAACGGCACGGTGACCCTTTCGATCTCCATGGTCCCAGCCTTGTTGTATCGAACCAAACGAATATTGTTGAAAAGGGTGCCGAATGTGACGACCATTTTACGAGTTATTCTGTGGTAAAAGTGTGTTTTAGAAAGCATGGTTATTCGTTTGGTGATCCAAATGGATTTGCCTCATCCCAATTCAAGATGTTATCGGCTTCTTGTTCTATTCGAATGTTGTCATCAAATGTATCATTAGCATCTTCTTGAACGTCGCCGCTAACCATAAACCAATTAGCGCCACTCATAGAACCTTTGATAACAGTGTTTGAAGCAAACTCGCCTTTCGCATTTCTTAGAATCAAATTTCTGGTTGGTTTGTCCCACGAAGACACATATGCTTTAGCAGTCGCTGACGCCAAATTGGTGCCCTGATACACCACCTCATGATCTTGATAAGTGCCAAACCCACCGCTTTGCATAGAATATGCAACACCAAAGGCATGTGCATCGGGTAGATTGTCCACCGCAGCAATACCAGTATCCAATATCTCTCCGTTATACTTGAACATTTCGACGCTCAATTCATACATGTATGGAATGAATCTGCCTAACTGCTCAAATGACCCAGAACCGCCGCCGTGAGCCGCAGCGCGACCCAACTGGAAGAAATTCTTTTCTTGTTCAACGAACTTGATTTCCATCAATTTCTGCATCATAGGAATCCAAATCAGATCCCCTTCTTTCGGTACATTTCTCAAGTCAGTTGGAACATATTTCTCAAAGGTTCTACGAGCAATTGCGACACGTGCAGTTTTTTGAACCTCAAGGCCAAACTTACTGAAGAATTCTTGATTACCTTCGAAGTTATTGAACGTTTCAAGGAACATCTCCATCTGATAAGAAGACGTATAGGTCTTTACGGGATCATCACCAAAGAGTTCGTCTAATGATGATCTTGAAGCCCGTGGAAGATAGAAAACGTCTATGCCATGATTTCGAATAGATTCGATGATCATGTCTTCAATGAGAAGTTGTTCTCTTGAGGCACCTTGGTTGTTGAAATACTGAGATGTACCCATTTTTTATCCCACGATCATGCTAGGTGGGGCTTCGTAAGTATCGCGGAGTTTTGCTTCTAGTTTTTCAATATCAGCCGTCGCATCCGCATAAATCTTCTCCCCGTTCACCACCAACCCACCTGGCAGCGTATAATTAGCATACTTCGTGATGTTCGATCCCCATTGCTGCTTGAATAGTGCTGTGGTGTATTCTTTTAACCACAAATCATCGAAGACCTTTTCATAAGAGTCTGGGTCAGTGATTCTCACTGCTTGGAAAACGATGTATTCACCCACAGAGGTTCTACCATTCCAATCCATCTGAACATCAATTGTTCCCGTCTTTTTGTTAAAGATGAAAGGAATCTCACCCGTAACGATCATATCCAACATAGAAAGATGTTGACGGGCGATGACATAGTATGTGTAGGATGAAGACGTAAGGCTGTAGAAATCGTTTAGACGAATCTGATAGTTTATGTCAAAGATATTGAATCCCTGTTTTGAACCAGAAGAGATGCTACCCGATGTTACGGGTAGCAATCTGGTGACGCCAATTATGGTGTCTGGAACGGGGATCTGACCAGTTTTTCTCATCGACTCCGTGACCTTTACAGCCAAGTATTCATCAGATGTACCATCAAAGTGGTAATTGCTGAAATGCTGTAAAGCGTCGTCGATTCGATCTTCTAATTGATCATCGTCTACGTTAATGTCGATGACTGGAAAACCCAGTTTACGGAGGCAATAATCTTTGAGTTCTGTTCGTGATGTTGGTCCAGCCATGGGGAACCTCTACCAAATAGTGGTAATCTATTTAGTTTGCTATTTTTTTCATGCGGCAGACCCCAAACTTTATATAAAGTTAGAGTCCTCGTCATCATTTGAGTCTAACGTTTCTCCGAAAAACGACTGCTTGGGCTTTGTGAATTCCTCGCTGGCGTTATCGTCTCTCGTCAGATTTCGCCAGAATTCTGCACCTTCGCACGCCTCTATCACTGATGCTGGAAGCACGCTTTCGGGCTTTTTGGATGTGGATTTCACCTTAGATCTGACTTGATGCATATCTTGGAACCCATAGATATCCGCATCATTTTCTTGGTGCATGTTCTTCAAATTGTTGAAGTCGTGTTCGAAATAAGGCTCATCTAAAAATTCATAGACGCCCTTCATGATCTTTTTCGGATTGCTGACCAAGTCTCTGTATTCGATGAAGTATATGTTTGACTGATACCCCTGAGAGAGCGCAAACTTGAGACCATCGAAAGATTGACCGAGGATGCCAGGGCCAGCGATTAGGCGGCACCTGTTTTCGTCATTGATAGGTATTCCCTGCTGAACCAAGGTCTGATCTATGAAGTTCAAGCGACCATTGATGATCGTAGGATTTCTGTGTATCATGGAAATGAAAGAAGTCAAAATCTCGCTGACATCTCTCACTGGATACAGTATTTTTGGATTCTTGATGCCGAAATACCCAGAGATGTAATGTATTCTGTTAACCCAACTGCGATTCTTCTCGAAGATTATCGGCTTGTCTGTATCTGAATAGTAATGATCTAGAACAGACGATATTAGATTTTTACCAAAATCCTGTTTCGGATAAGCCAAGAACAGTTCGTCCTGATTCAACGATTCTTCCAGTTTCAGCATCGTAGGCACAACTGGAGAACTCGGTCCAGAATAGAATTTAGGATTCTGGTTTAAAATCGCGGATAACATGGTGCTACCGCTTCTAGGTAGACCAGACATAAAGTGATATTTTTTCTTAGCCATGATAAATTCCTTATTGTGCATCTATGGATTTTATGATTTCTTTTACGTTAAACAGTTCTTGATCTTCATCGAATGGATATTCGATTTCATTGCCATTGAAGTCGAAATCAAACAAATAACTCGCTGGCAGTTTAAATTCGTATGGGATTTTGGTAGTGATATTCGTGTGAATATCATAGCCGAACACCTTCGGGCTGGTTCCGTTCCACAAAACAGTCGATGGCTTGTTCAGAGCCGCCGCAGCGTGTTGCATGCACGAGTCGATCAGCACTCGCTTTTTGCTATGAAGCAATATGCTGAAAAGTTCCATGGTGGACAACGCCTGATTCTGAGTTGCAAAAATGTGCAATGCTCCCTTTAACTTCGGCGAATTGAGTTTCGTGATCTGGTAGACCTGATAATTTCGCTTGTAGTGATCTACAATCGCTTGTCCGACCGACTCTGGCATGTCCCTAGTCCATGCATAGGGTTTAGCGTCAGCCGACATTAGACCGCCGTTGGTCTGCAGTACCATTATGGGCTTGTTACCTTTGACCCAAAACTTTTTCGAGATGTCGTACTGCAGTTTATTGAATTTAACGGAAGGTAATTCCCCGTTATATTCTAGACCGTACAACTTGCACCAGTTCTGAATCAACGGCAACTTCTTGTGTATATGATCCGTTGTGTAGTATGGCTCGTGGTGGAAGATGATCGAGTCTTGATCGCGCACATAGTTTTGGTAAAAATATGACGTTGCGCCGATTTGATAAACTCGATCAATGTAATCGAGATTATTGAATATCTCTGGGTATGCACAAACTACGATGAGTTTTCTATCTGGGTGATTATTCTTAATAGCCTTTGCTACGGCAGTAGCCGCCACGTGTTTACCAATACCACCCTGCACATGAAAAATACTATATTTCATAATGTTGCCTATGTTCTTTCGATTACCATTAATCCGTTGTTGTTTGTCCTATTTATCTTGAACTTCCAATGAGGATTTTCTATCATGAATTCAATTATGGCAGTCATGAGACCCTTTTGATCTTTCCCATCCTCACCCTTCAAACCAAACGTGTGTGTATCATGGAATGCAATGTACTTCTTAGCCTTGTTTCCGTGCAATTGCAGTTCTTTTCTCAACTGATCATACGTGTGGTAAGTGTCAATAAACAGCAAATCTGTCTCTTCTATTTCTATATTCAACACATCTTCCTTTATATATTGAACTTTCTTGCCCGCCTTTTTCGCTTTATCGAACAAGTCATAGACTCGACTGTCTATGAATAGATCGAACGCCAGCAGTTCCACATCAGCGTTTAAAAATGCTCTTGTACTCACGCCAGTCCTGACTCCCATTTCCACTACGGTCTTACACTCCTTGGCTAAATCGTATAGGATGTGTACGTTTTCATTGATGTCACTCGGAGTGTTCTTTGCATTCTCATATTCCTTCTGGAAGATGTTACTGCGTGTTCTGTCGTTCTTAAATTTGGAAATCATATTTTTCGGAATATCCCAATTGCCCGCATTCTTGAAATGATGGAACTTTAATAGATTCTTTGAGTCCAACTCTATTCTTTTGTTGACATCATTATCTGGATCTTTGAATTTCTGAAGAGTCTCAGATATTCTTCCCTTAATTTTGTTTGAGTTGATTGCGTAGACTGCTTTAGAATTCTGCGCTAAAAAGTCGTCGCCATACCAAATTTGATACAGGCTAGGTATCATTTTGTAAGTCTTTTTCAGCATGAACATGCAGATGCCGAAAGCCCACGCTTGCCCGCCTATCGGCGAAGAATCATCGTAGTTCAGTTTGACGATCTTTTCTTTGGTATTAATGTGATCGTCTATCTTATAGTTATCTTGATACCCCCGCAGATTCACTCCAATCAAATCACCGACCTTCCACTTGAAGTCACTCACCATCTCAAACACTTCATCTGCGATTGAGATGTCGTCATTCACTATGCCAAATATGTCCGAGGTACAATTACGATATCCCTCGTTCCATGCGGGATTGACGTAGATGTTTCTACCGTAACTTATCAGTTGTATCTTTTCGTGGTTTAAAATCTCTGATGCGGGTCTTTTCTTTTTGTTGTTGTCAACGACGATGATCTTGTTGATTTTAGGGCACGCCGCGTATTTTTCCAGTGAGTCGATAAACCCGTCACTGTGCCACATTGTAGGAATAACTATATCGATCATAAGTCGTATTGTTTTTTAAAGTTACCCTTATACATCTTGTTGCCAATATGAGAAACCGTGTGCTCTGGATTCAACCAGATATCGTAACCCAACTCTTTAATTTTCTTGCACAGAGTAACGTCTTCACCGACAAAACTTCCATTCTCATACGTGTACTCACAGATATTCTTCAACTTTTTGTTTCTGAATACCAGTTCAGTATTGGACTCCCAGAGATCGATTAATACCTTTCTGGATAATTTCAAAAACCCAGTGCCACAATAGTCTATTTTGATGTAGCCGTCTGTGTCTTTTTCATATTCTTCGTTGAGCCAGATGTTGTAGTTTATATTCTTGTCGCCTTTGTTCACGACTGGAACTGCGATTACATCTTTCTCGGATTTAAGAATATCGATGAGCGTCTGATGATCCCAATACTCATCATCGTCGATGAAAACGACT